ACCATCCAAATTATTTGCAAATATTACATAAAACAATAAATGGTTTAATAAAAGTAAATTTAGTTCATTGCACTTATTTTATAGATAATCAATATTTAAAATATGTTAATTACGATGATAACAGTAATAGATATGAATATGTTATATTCTCAGAAAAAATGAGAGATGCAAATATACCTCAATATATTAATAATATTAAATTTTATGGATTTTTAATAGTATGTAATAGTGATGAATATTTAACGCATATTGAATATTTTAAAAATAATTTAATAATTGAAAATAATAATATAATATTTAAAAATATATAAATTTTTTCATAATTTATAAAAATATATAAATTTTTTATTTATAATATAAAAAATCTATAAAAATAAATTATAAAAAGTTAATTTAAACTCTAAAATTGTATTTATTTAATAAACTTATTTTTTATTAAATAAAATATATTTAAAAATTTTCTAATTATATATATATATAAATGGGTGGTGGCTTAATGCAACTCGTCGCCTACGGCGCTCAAGATGTTTACCTTTCTGGCAATCCGCAAATTACATTTTTTAAAGTAGTTTACCGTCGTCATACTAACTTTTCGGTTGAACCAGTTCAGCAGACCTGGAATGGTGCTGCCGATTTCGGCCGCACTGTTACCTGCAATATTAACCGCAATGGTGATTTAATTACCAATATGTATGTAGTTGTTAAATTACCAAATCGTGCTGCTGCTGTTGGTGGTGTAGAATGGGGTTTTGTTAATCGTTTAGGCCATGCTTTAATCTCCAATGTTAAAATTGAGATTGGTGGCTCCAAGATTGATGAGCATTATGGTGATTGGCTTAATATTTGGTATGAGCTGACCCACAAAGTTGGTCAAGAAAACGGCTATGCAAAAATGATTGGCGATGTTCCAGAATTAACTACCTTAACTAATAAGGCAGTTGATCAGTACCAGTTATATATTCCTCTTCAATTCTGGTTTAACCGGAACAACGGTCTTGCACTGCCATTAATTGCTCTGCAATACCACGATGTGCGTATCACACTTGTATTCCGTGATTTCAATGATTGCATTAACTATGTTGGACCTACTGCACCAGCTTCATCGCAGAAGGTATCAATGTCTGATTCGTATCTGTTAATTGATTACGTTTATTTAGATTCAGAGGAGCGTAAGCGATTTGCCCAGGCTTCTCACGAGTATTTAATTGAACAGGTGCAGTTCACTGGTTCAGAGACATTTGTTAACTCAAATAACAAATTACGGTTAAATTTTAATCATCCATCTAAATATTTAATCTGGGCACCACACAGCGCTGTACACAATGCACGCAACCAGTGGGTATCATATGCCCCAACTGGTGATTGGAATGCTGCTCGTGAGCGTTTTGCTAAAATAATTGCCTGCATTAGTTCCGAATTTGCCTATACTGCTGGTGGTGATATTACGCTTACTCGTTTAGCAGATAACACTATTACTGATGGTGTTATGTTTGAAGCAGAACTAAATGCTAGCCCACAACTACTAGCGCTTGCAGATAAAATTGACGCACGATTTTATGATATTGGTAGTCCTGCCTCTGATGATAAAGATGTTGGACCAACAGGTGGCTCTAATCCAAGCGTAGGCACATCTGCTAATTATTTTAATAATGTATTTATTACCAAAAATGAGTTAACTCTTGATGATATGTCTGTAACTGTTGCCCAACTTATTAGTTATTTACCAAATGGCGCCATGGCTACCGCCGGAGCATTATTATTAAATGAATGGGGTTATAGTGTTGTAAACTATCACAATTATGGTATGAATATCGATGGAACAAAAAATCCATGTGTTAATGCCAAGCTTCAGTTAAACGGTCATGACCGATTCCAGGAGCGTGATGGTAGCTACTTTAACTATGTCCAGCCAGCCCAGCATTTTAGCAATACTCCAGCGGATGGCATTAACGTGTATTCGTTCGCTCTCAAGGCAGAAGACCACCAGCCAACTGGTTCATGCAACTTTTCGCGCATTGATAACGCCACTCTTAATGTAAATGCATTAACCACACTTCCAGTAAACTCGGTTCTTAACATTTATGTTCAGAACTACAACGTTCTCCGTGTGATGAGTGGTATGGCTGGCACTGCTTACAGCAATTAAAAAAATATTGAAACTTTTATTTATAATTTTATATTTTATATATAATTATAAATGACATTACGAAAAGTAAATATATGGAACCATTATATACAATCTGGTTTCATTTGTGATATATATGATATTATTAAATCAGAAAAAAATGAAAAAATAGAATTATATAAAATATTATGGTTTTTATATAATTATATTTATTATTATAATATACAACTACAACAAACTATTTCTAAATATAAATTATTAATTAAATTATTAAAATATAATAATATAACGCAACAAATGAATTCAATTTCTTCATTAAATTTAATTAATGATATTAATTTATGTAAATTAAAAATAGATGAATTAAAAACTATAATAGAAGAAAAAAAATTACTCTATAACTATTATCTAAGATTATTTAATTATACATAATATGACTAAAAAAACTAATGAATCTATAAGTAAAGCATTTAAGAAATATAAAATTCCTTTAAAAACACATACAATGGAAGAATATTGCTTACCTAAAAAATTTACTTTACAACCACAACAAAAATTTTTAGGAGAATTATTAAAAAGCGAATATAGTTTATGGAAAATAGATCCTAGTATTAGAGGTATATTAATATATCATCAAATAGGTGCTGGTAAAACATGTACCGCAATTACAATTGCAGAAGAATTTAAAAAAAAATTGGATATTATGGTTATATTACCAGCAGCATTAATTGGTAATTTTATGGATGAATTAAGATCTGAGTGTTCTGGTGATGAATATATTACATCTATAGAACGCCAAAAATTAAAAGAATTAAAAAAAGATGATGATATATATGAAAATATAATAATGAAATCTGATGAAAGAATTGAAAAATATTATACAATTTATTCATATCATAAATTTGCAGCACTTATACAAGAAAATAAAATTAAAAACTTAAATAATACATTACTTATAATAGATGAAGTTCAAAATATGATATCAATATCAGGCACATTTTATAAATTATTAACACAAGTAATAAATGCATCTAATGATACTTTAAAAATAGTATTATTAAGTGCAACACCAATGTTTGATAAACCAGTAGAAATTGCATTAACATTAAATTTATTAAAAAAAGATAATTTATTACCTATTACAGAATTTAATCAAAATTATATTAAAATTACAAATAATACAAATTATAATGTTATCAATATGACAGATTTTAGAAAGAAAATTAAAAATATAATTTCTTATTATAGAGGCGCTCCACCTATAGCATATCCAAAAACAGAATTTAAACTTATAAAATGTTATATGAGTGATTTCCAATATAAAAGTTATTTAACAGCATTGAGTAGTGATAGTAATTATGTTAGAGGTTCTTTTAAAAATGTGGATATATTAAATATGTCTCAAAATTTTTATATAGGACCTAGAATGATTTCAAATATTGCTTTCCCTAATAAATCAATTAATGATAATGGATTTAGTTCTTTTAGAGGTGATGTATTACAAATACAAAATATTGGAGAATATTCTAGTAAATTTTTTAAAATGTATAAAAAAATAACAAAAGCAACTGGTCCTATATTTGTTTATTCTAATTTTAAAGAATTAGGTGGTATTAAATGTCTTGTTACATTTTTAGAATATCATGGATGGAAAAATTATAAAGATTATGGTGAAGGAAATAAAAGATTTGCAATGTGGTCTGGTGATGAACCATCTAAATTAAAAGATGAAATTAAACATGTGTTTAATCAAAAAATAAATAAAGATGGATCGTCAATTAAAATGATAGTGGGTTCTCCATCAATAAAAGAAGGTGTATCTTTATTAAGAGTTCAACAAGTTCATATTTTAGAACCATACTGGAATATGTCTCGTTTATTACAAATAATGGGTCGTGCTGTAAGATTTTGTTCTCATAAAGATATGCCAAAATCTGAACGTATTGTTAAAATATATTTATATTTAGCAACTTACAAAGGAATTAAAACAATAGATCAACATATATGGTCTATGGCACAAGAAAAAACTAAAATAATAGAAGAATTTGAATTAGCATTAAAAGAATCTGCTTTTGATTGTGATTTAATGTATAATAGAAATTCTTATAAAACAGACCCAAAGAAATTAATATGTAAAAATTAATACTATATGATAAGATAAAAATATATGTAATAAGAAGAAAAATAATTTAGATGTTTTCTATTATAATATATAATAGAAAATGTCTAAAATAAATATAAATTGGGAACAGAATGGCCGCGTGTTTCCATTATGGGTTATGAATAATTTTAAAAAATATATATTACCAGAAATTGTAAGAAAAGAAGGTGAAGA